AGTAAAGAAAAGAATCTAGAAGCATTTCTTGAAATGGATTATCCCGGGTATCTTAAGATAATGGTAGGCGATGGTCCTATGCTTGAAACTTATCGGAAACAATACCCCAATGTACATTTTACAGGATTCAAAACAGGAGAAGACCTGGCTCGTTACTATGCCAACGCTGAAGTATTTGTGTTTCCTAGTAGGTGGGAAACATTCGGTATTGTGATGATTGAAGCCATGGCCTGTGGTACACCAGTTGCGGCATTTCCTTGCCAAGGCCCAGAAGATGTCATTGACGAAGGCATTACGGGCTGTATGAATACTGACTTGAAACAAGCAGTCACTGATTGTTTGTTTTTAAATAGACAACAAGTATGGGCGGGTAGTGCTCGTTGGTCATGGGAACGAGCTTGGGAAATTTTTAAAAATAATTTGGTAAGTGTAATATAACTGTAACACTATTGTTATTAAATAGTTGTGTAACAAGGAGATTTAATGAACAAGTTTTTAGCAATTTTACTAGCGACAGTATCAATTACTGCTCAAGCACAGACCATAACAGGTGCTGGCGCAACATTCCCATACCCTATCTATTCCAAGTGGTCTGAACTTTATAACAAAGAAACTGGCGTAGCACTCAACTATCAATCAATTGGATCCAGTGGCGGCATTCGTCAAATTGATGCCCGGACAGTGACCTTTGGTGCAACTGATGCTCCTGTGACTGGAGACAAACTAGACAAAAACGGTCAAGTACAGTTTCCTGCCATCATTGGCGGAACAGTTCCTATTGTGAACTTGGATGGCTTTAAACCTGGCGAGTTGCGTATCACAGGTCCTGTAATGGCAGAAGTGTTCTTGGGTGAAATTGCCAAATGGAATGATCCAAAATTGGCGGCACTTAATCCAGGCAAAAAATTGCCTGACTTAGAAATTACTATTGTGCATCGTGCAGATGGTTCAGGCACAACATTCAACTGGACAGACTACTTGTCATCTACCAGCGTCAAGTGGGCTGAAAAAGTTGGCAAAGGTGCCGCAGTCAAATGGCCGGCCGCCTCATCAGTAGGTGGCAAGGGCAATGAAGGTGTTGCTGCCAACGTACAGCGAGTCAAAGGCTCCATTGGCTATGTTGAATATGCTTATGTTAAAAAGAACAACTTGACTTTCTTGCAGTTGCAAAACAAGTCAGGCCGATATGTGAGTCCAGATGATCTAACATTTGCGGCGGCCGCGGCGGGTGCTGATTGGTTTTCAGTCCCTGGTATGGGAGTAAGCATTGTGGATCAAAAGGGTGATACAGTATGGCCCGTAAGCACAGCCAGTTTTATCATCATGTACAAAGATCCCACAGATAAGAAAGCCAGCCAAGATACGTTGAAGTTCTTTGACTGGGCGTTCAAGAACGGTAAAAAGGCCGCAGAGGAATTGGACTATGTGGCATTGCCCGACAGTCTTACAAAACAAATTCGCGAGCGAGTGTGGAGTCAGATTAAATAAACAAACCGGCCGCAACGATAGAGCGGATGTTGGAACTCGTAACCAACACTGAAGCACCCCCAGGTGCTTTTTTTATGTCAACAAAAAAGGGCCTTTCGACCCTTTCCTGTTTTTCCTTCCCATCCCTGAGAAAGTTTGTTCCAATTACTGGAATGATAAGTTGCTTACTGCAATGCTTTCTAGGTAGTCGGCAGCGTTACCCAAAGATGACGCTGTGTTTGTCAACTCAACATATCCGTAACGAGTCATAAAGCCTACGACTGGTTCGAATGTAGCTGGGTCAAGAACAACACCAGAACTCATTAGAGGAATATATGGGCAATAGAACGCGGCTGCATCAGCCTCGCTAGTACCTTTGTATCCAACCAATACAGAGGCTGTATCGCTTGCATAGCTGTCAACATATATACGCATAGCACCATTCAATGTACCAACAAACTTGGTGTTTGTAGGAGCTTCAAATGTACCTTCTGTTGTACGAGCAAACGCACTAGTAGTTGCACTTTGCAATACTGTTAATGCGGCTGGACTTACAACTGCCCAGTTAGCGGCACCACGGCGTGTGCGCTGTGCAATCAAGTTAGCGGCACGGTTAATAACAACTGCCAATGCGGCATGCTCGTCACCAACGAATGTAGCTGTACCAGATACTGTAGCTTGGTTATATGTGTATGTAGAACCACTTAGAGCACGTAGGCTACCAAGAATTTCTTGGTCGATTTCAACTGTGATTTCTTGAGCCAAAGCTGCCATGATTTCAGCTTCAACATCCAAACCGTGCATAGACTGTGCGTCTTGAGCGGCTTCAAATGTCCAACGAGCAGACAATTTGCGTGTTTTAGCTTCAACAACTTGTTTCAAGATTTGAACATTGATACGACGACCAGGTACACCTTCAAGAGCACTTGTAGCCTGTGCTTTATCGTCTGCACCACCCGAGTATGCCGAAGCAATCTTGAATGGGCTCAATGCTTCTTCACCAGCAGTAACATCTGTACCACTTGTGCTGTTAACATCATCAGCATAACGAACACGTAGAGTGTGAATCTGACTGACTGGACCTGTCATTGGTTGTACACCAACAATTTCGTTAGCAATAACTGTAGGCATAACACGACGGATAACCGGTAGAATTACACGGTTAAGAGTTGAAATGTTACTTGCGCCAGTTGCGCCAACTGTTGCACTCTCAGCCAAATGCTTACGAGTGTTTTCTAATACTACCGACATAGAGGTACGGCGTGAACCATTTAAACCTTCTAACAGGGCTTCTTTGGTTTCGCCCCAACGGCTTTCTAATAATACTTGTGACATAATTTTTCCTTTTTCCTTTTAGGGTTTACTTTAGCCCTGCTAAACGCTTTAATGCGATAACATTGCTGTCATGTGCTTCAACAACGGTTTTAGCAGTCTTATCTCCAGTTACTTCGCTACGGCTTTCAGCTAATACAGCTTTTGGAGCTGATGTCTTAACTGTTCCGTTGTTTAGTACTGCTGGAAGATACTTTTCATATGCACTCTGCAACTTTGCAGTTTGCACAGATTCTAACAAGTCGCTCATAATGGCGGCTTTTTCCTTATTCAAAGGCTTCAACATGGACTCAAGCATTACCTTGCGTTCTTGTGATTCTTTGATAATACGGATTTCTTTTTCTTTTGATTCTACTAGAACTGAATTCTGTTCAGCTTGCTTCTTAGCTTCCACTAAGGCCTGCTGAGTCTGTTTAACAGATTCTTGTAGTTTACGAACTTCTTTGTTCTCATTCAAGTGAGTAACAGCAAATTCGCTGGCAAAAGCTTCAAATAAACGACGACCAAACATGTTCTCACGAGCAGTATGGATATCTTCTTTTAGTTGAGTTAATTCTGACTCTAGCTTGGTAGCTACAGATTCTTTTACAAGTTCACTAGCACGACCAATGAACGCTGTTTGTAGTTTGGCCATTTTATCTTTGGCTTCTGCTACTAGGCGTACTTTAGTTTCTACTACTGCTTGCTTGTCTTGTTCAAATTCAGAAATTTCTTCAGCTAGGGCCTTGATAACAAACGATTCAAGTTTAGCAATGCTATTCTCGTATTGTTTGCGATCGCTACGAAGTTCTTTAATTTCTTCGGCTAGTTTAGTAACCATGAAATTGTTGAACTTAACTGAGCTTTCAGTCATGTGCATATTGAAACGCACACGATCTTCAGCTAGGGCTTTCTTTTCTGTATGAAATTCTTCTAATTCGCTAGTAAGACTTTCTGTAACCATCTTGTCTAGAGCTTCAACCATTACACTTTTGTCATGTTCGTAGCGACCTGCAAATTCCTCGCGTAGCTCAGCGCGAACTTGTTCGCGGGCTTCATTCAGTTTGGTTTCCCAAGCTTCACTCAGAGCTTGTTGAGTGCTTTCGTTTATAAGGCCACTGTCTAACAATGGTTTGATAGCATCTAACATTTAGGTTTCTCCTATTTTAACTTCAATTCGTTGATTAGGCGCATAACGCCTGCTTGTACATACTTCTGTACTTTTTGATCTTTACTGGCTTCACGTGCCACTTCAAACAACTCAGCACCACCACGCATGTTCATAAGACTCTCATACACAGCTTTTGGATATGCATGAGGTGCGCTAGGTTGTGCCACGATGTCGACGGTAATGATTTCAAAATCACTAACGTGTCCACTACTTTCGTTTACCTGACCTGAGCCGCGACTGCTAACACCCAGCTTGACGCCACTTGTCAACATGGCTCTTACAAGCTCGCCCATTGGGGTTGGTAAAAGTTTTAATTTACCATGTCCGCAGTTGCCTTCCATCCACATGCGTGTGATCATATGGCTAACACGGTCTAGATTAATTTTTAAATCATCAGGATGATCAACTTCGCCTAGTACACTGTATCCAGTCTTTAGTTGGTCATTAATAGTACTAACAGCCTTCTCAATTTCACGAACAGGGTATACTCTCTTGTTGTGGTTTTCAACTCCACCTTCAATGAATACCCCGGTCATAAAGAGATCCTTTGCCTTGCCATCTGCACTACCTTCTTCAAGAATAGTAATTCCGGCTTGATCAAAGGACAAGTGTTCTCTGAGATAACGGGCTGTTTGCATTCGTATTATTTGCCTGTGTTTTGTTTTAGTACAGTCTTGTCAGTAACTGGCACTTTACCGCCTGTTGTTTGACCTTCTGGACTATTAGCTGATTCCCAGTTCTTACCCACTGGGCTTGTCTTTTTGCTACCGCCAGGTGCATTCTGGAACTTCTCATTGGAGAACTTGCCTTCACCTTTGCTGTATTCATTGTTTGGCTTTGGAGTCTGTTTGCCGTCTGGACTGTCGTTAGTAGCACCAGTCTTGTTTAAAATGTTCTTGCTTGTGCCACCAAAATCAGGACCGTTTGTACGGGTGATAGACTTGGTATTTACAGGAACTTTCTTTCCGTTGCCAGACTCTGTACCTTCAGCATTGTCACCTTCGCCGCCGTATACTTGACCAATTTGATCTACATATTCGCGCATTAGTTGTGCAACACTTTTAGGACCATTGCTTTTAGTTTCTTTAACTTCAGCTTTGTCTTCTTTGTCTTCGTCATCTTCAGTGTCTTCATCAGACTCTTCAGCTTCCATCATGCCTTCACCAAATTTTGGCTCTTCTGCACCAACTTCTGTTGGGCCGTCCATGCTATCCATGTCGTCCATGTTGTCAGCATCTGGTTCACTGTGGCCACCATCCAATTGTGCTTGGATTTCAGCAAACATGTCTTTTAGCTCGTCGATGTCAGCTTTGGTAGCTGGCTCGTCACTGCCCATGTCATCACTGTCCATGTCAGCGGGTGGCATATCGCCACCTAGTTCGTCTTCGTCTTGGGCATCATCGCCATCAAGACTGAATTCATCTTCTTCGCCTTCTTCTTCAGCAATGCCGCCAGTGTGGTCAGCTTGGATTTCGTCGGCTAATGCTTCTTGTCCGTCGCCGCCAAAAGTCTCGCCCATCTGTTCCTCGTCCATAAGACTTTCATAGATGTCGCGACTCTTTTCGACTACAATCTCGTGGAATAATTCACGAGCTTTTTGTTCGTTTTCATTGATGATATACTCAATCAATTTTTCATACTTGTTCATAAGAACTCCTTTTAAAGTGGCTTTGTGTAGTTATTTACATAACTACGCATATTTATATGTTAAATGGGGGTTTTTTTGGTGAATTTGACAGTAATATTACATGCCAACTGGGGCCGCACCGGCTTCGGGTGCAGGTGCATACTGTGATGCAACAGATTTTAACTTCTTCTCATGTTCGAATTTACGCACATCATTGGCAATTCTCAGCTTGTTTAGGTGTGCCAAAGTTAAACGAGTTTTACGCAAATCCCGTAATTTTAACACGGTATTGTCATCTTTTTCAGATGCATATCCGTCAGGATTTGCTTTAATTACATCAGGTTGAGCTAGTTCGTACAGGTTCATATAGTGTATTTAACCCGATCGGGTTAAACTGGGGCCGCTGGGGCGGCACCTACTGCTGGTGCCGGGACACCCTCGGCACCTGCTTCTGGGGCGGCACCTTCAGCACCAGATTCTGGTGTCACATTGCCCAAATCACTTTCAATTGCACCCGGACTAATACCCATACTACGCAAGTTGGCAGAGTCTGCAGGAGCCTCTTCTACCTTACCACGCTCTTCGTTCCAGGCTATTTCGTTTTCTGCAATTTCCATTTCGCTTAGGCCCAAATAGCGTTTTAGTAAGAAACGCTTGGCCAAGTATGGTACCTGCTCTAACTGTGTAAATGTAGCGATACGAGCACTATCAATGTCTGCTTGACGATATTGTGCAAAGTTTTGTGGTGGTTCAAACTTTAAATCAAACAGCTGGCTGTCGATGTTTATGCCTCTCCACCGCATGAACATCTTGAACTCTTGGTCTAGTTTGTCAATGATCATGGCCTGTAAGCGCAGGCAATACTGTGTGAAACGCCATTCTTGGATGAGTGCTGTGCCCACTTTACCGTCACTGTAGCCTTGTGTGCCATCATCTACGCCCGACGGCAAATAACTAGCAGGAATACGCAGACCACGGAACAATTTGTTGGTAAAGAACTTCAAATCTGTAATTTCGCCCAGGTTCTGACCGCCAGGCAACGGTTCAACACTACTACCGCGTCCGTCTGCTGTTACAGGAAAGAAGAAATCTTCGTTAGTTGATAAGGGATTATATGTAGCATCCATCATGTTGACGCCACCTCCGGTTTGTGTGGGGATTCTGCGCTGATGGATTTCGTTTTTGATACGCTCAACAAAGGCCATGGCCATGTGAGGAACCATGTTGCCCACATCAATCTTAAAGATTCGTCGTTCCGGAGCTCGTTGTACACGATATATGATAATAGCATCTTCTAATAATTCTTTTTGTTTGAATACTTTGAACACATATTCTAATACACTGTTGCCAAATGGCCAAAATATATCCAGACCTTCAGTCAGGCTCAAATGCACCACA